GTATTATAAAGATAAGTTTCAGCTAAAAGCGGGCTGGTAGCCGCAGTTACAGCAATCGTGTCGACGACCTCGGCAGTAGTAATGGGAGTTCGGCTCAAGCTATTAACCTCATGGTCATTTTGCGTCCCATCAGGAACAATGTTGGTGTCGTCAAGGAAGAATTGAACTCCGGTAGAAGCGGAAGAGGTGGTTGTATCTCCGTTGACCCACTCTGTGCCATTAAAGCGTAAGACTTGATCGGTAGTGGGGCTGGCAACGACAACATCAGACAAATCATCTAAAGCAGCCGTTGTACCAGATGTAACTAAGCCTTTGGAATCATAGGTAATTTTCATGTTTGTCGCCCCGGTGATGGGGGCGTTGGCTTCTACCTGACCTTTAGTTAAGTCAGAGTAGGCGATTTTCTTGGTGACTGGAGTAGTGGCGATATCGGTTACAATCGCCAGTTCGTCGGTGGAGACGGGAGTGGTTGTAGCTGTTAGTTGGGTTATTTTTTGATCTGCCATATTATTTGAAATCCACTAAATTAGTATCTTCGCAAATGATGGTTTCTCCAGATGGCAGAATCATCAAATTGACTTTATTGGTTCTACCAAGGGTTTTGGTTTCGTAACCGAAGCAGTAGGCGGTTATAAAGACTTCATCTTCGGTCAGTATGTTGAGTCGAACCCTCTTGTAATAATGGATTAACTTCATCTTACCCGGAATAAAGAGTAAGGTGTAGTTCGGTTTGTCGTCACTCACCATCTTAAACTGGGCGAGGCGGTCTTGATCGATCTCTTTGAACTGGTGAAAAGTGCCATCATCGGCAAATTGTTTGAGGACTTCACCATTATCGTAATGGGCTTCCCACCGCCAATTCTCTCTTGCAACTTCCTCTAAAACGCCGTCTCTTTCAAATGTATAGTTCATGGTATTGATTGCTTTCGACATTGTATTGTTTCGGTTATGATTGTTGGCTACCCCTCTCAAGAGCTGCTTCTGATATCTTGACGTAATTAGGGTCAAGAGCGACTTGGTGTTCAAATTCACTTGGTTTGTAACCGGTAGAACAAGCGTGATCTAGGTATGCTTCCCTAGTTTCAAACTCTTCTCCGCAGATACCGCAAACTTCCATAATTTAATCTCCTGGCTTTAATTTTTAGGCAATCTCATCGTACTGATAAGACATAGTCGAGGTTGAGCCAGCGACATCGGCAACATTGGTAACAATCTGGTGAACTAGGTAGTCGGAAGCTCCGGCAACCGTGATCGAACCAGATAGAGACCCACCGATTCCTAAATTAGCTGTGCCGGGGACGGAGGTCGGCATGGTTTGGTCAACACCCGAGATAGCGGTCTTGACTGGTTCAGCATAGGTCTCTGCTCCACCGTAAGCGGCGGTGCGAGCGTTGGTGACATGAGTGGCTGCTCCACCTAATGCTCCAGTTCTCCAGACTTTTAGATTATTTATCGCCGAAGAACCGCCCATAGCGGTTACATCAATTTTTTGGTATTTGGCGTAAGTGCGGTCGCCGGGAGTTACCGGATAAGCTACGGGGTCAAGATTAACCGACTCCACGTTGCCCATGTTGGTATTAGTAATGTTGTGGGTGGTTGTTCCTGCACCCGCCCCATTTTGTTCATCTATTTCGACAGTTGCTGCCATATATTTTTCCCTTTATTAAATAATATATTACGCTTGTTGGCTTAATAATAAAAATCGTAAAGTTTTTGCCGACAGGTCTGACCCGAGTTGGGAAATCGTGTCATCACCATTGGCGGTTGCCTCAAAGAGCGACGTATCGTCGGTCGAATCGGTAACATTAAAAGCCATCAAGAGGATATCTCCATCCTTAACTCCGGTTACGGTTGCGTTGGTCGCCCCACCCGAGGCGTTTTCGCCCAAACCAGAATAACTAATAATTAAATTGGTTGCTACTTTTACGCCGGTTACAGCATGGTCATCGATATTGGCTGTAGCTGATTGGTCAACTAAATCCCAGGCAGCGACAGTAGTTGTCCCGGTGTTCATATATGTTCCGTTACCGGTAGCGTCTGTCTTGATAAAGGTTGCCCCTTTTCTAAAGCCCGAATAGCCGGTGGGGACAGTCAACCCAGAGGCGGTGGTAATTAAACCGTCAGTTCCGACGCTAATAACTAAATTGGTGAGATAGGGGGCGAGTGAGGTTAAAAAAGCCGTTTGATTAACGGTTCTGTTACCGGGGGTAATTGCCTGGATGTAATCAATTTTGTTTTGAGTCGCTATCGGTAGATCGGACTTTATTTCAAAGATCATGTTTGTTTTCCTTAATGTTATTAAGTGATTAGCTCATTTGGAGAGCGGTGCTGCCCTCACCGCTCTCCGATCAACTAACCGTTAAGGTTAAACGTATAAAAGTGCCATAGCTGCGGCTTTGCGTCGTTCATCAACGACTTTTGCACCCCAGATATTCAAACCTTTGTAGGCTTTACCGAAGTCACCGATCAAATCTTCAACACCGGTCTCCGTCCAACCCATAGCAAAGGTGAGCCAGGACTTGTGCATGGCTAGAACTTGGAAGCCGTCGGTGTTGTCACCGGCAACTTGGTTGTTCATAAACACCTGGAAGCCAGCGACCATACCCATATAGCCCTTTAAGACTGCGGCATAGGCGGTTTCAACGGCTGGAATCAGCTCGGTGGTTTGTAACAAGATAGACATGAGAGACGGAGGTAAGACCAAGTAGCGATCGGTCATAGGTACTTGAGCCACATCCAACTTCTCTTTAAGCTCAAGAATTTGACCGTAAAGCAAACTCTTGGAGGTTTGGAGTTTGGCGGTCGCTTCAATCGCATAGCTCGTTCCACCAGCGATTGCTCCACCGGTATATTGGCTAGCGACGTCGTCCAGGTCATCTTCAATATAGATTGAAGTGCCTGACGAATAGGAGGCGACTCGATACCATTTGGTATGACCAACTGCTTTGAAGCCTTGTCCTACCATGGCGGCGGTAAAGGTCGTCCCGTTACCGATAACTTCGCCGGTGGTGACAACTACTTGAACGTCTCCGGTCGTGTAGTCAGTTCCTACCCGATTACCAGCTCCGACATCTGCTCCAAAACCCAAGACATAGGCGTCGAGTTCTTGAGCGAGAGTTTTGGCGAGGGTAGCCAAAAGCGTTCCGTCTGGATTTTTAATCCAAGAGTGGAAGCGTTGGAGGGATTGAATCTTGAAGTAATAAGCTCGTTGCTGGTCGGTGGTTAAGACACCCACAGACTCGGTCGGGTCGCTGGCGGTTAGAGCTATGCCAGTATAGGTTTGAAGCGGAATCGCTCCAAAGGTCATGATGTTGAGCTTGCTCAATTTGTCACGGACTTCACCCTCATAATCCTGATTGGTGATATCCATAGCAATCGATTGCTCGAAAAACAGGGAAATAACTTTTTGGGAAAAACCTTGTGCTAAGGTTGTAGCGTATGTTGCCATAACGTCTCCTTTATAATGAATATTTACAAATACCGTTCTTACAAAGAAGAGTTTGGCTCTACTTAGAAATATCCACTATAGGAAGATGTTTGTCAAGCAACTCGGGTCGCTATATCTTGACTTTGAGTTTACCGGCTCGGATGAGTTTGAGGTATTCCGATGGTCGAGTACGCATAAGTTCAGAAGCGTCATCAGCCGACATGACTCCCGGTTTGGGTTGGGGTTTGGGTGGTACTCCGCCTGGTGCATGGAATAAATTACGCTTTCGGGGAGTGGGTGGAGGATTTTCAAATAAAAATATCTTGGCTAAATCGTCCATGGGCAAACCCTTGCGTGAGGGTCGGGTGGCAAACCGCTTAAACTCTTCTTCCCTACCGACAATGTCGGTAAAGGCGGTGGGGATTTCTTCAACGACGTACTGGTCGACTTTTTCCTGCCATTTGCGGTCATTGTTAAATTGGTTGGCGGTATTTTTAATGACTTGGACTTCTTGGGCGATTTCTTCCGATCGGGTCAGAGCTTTTTTCTCACCATCGGTCATGTCCTCCCAGGTGGAGAACTTCTCTTTCATGTACTCTTCGGTAATCTCAACTTTTTTGTTCTTTTCCTCTTCAATTTGTTTAAGTTGCTCCTGTAGAATCAAGGCTTCTTTTTGAGACTCCTTAAACTTGGTCTCGTAATCAACGGCTGGCTTTTTTGGAGGCTCAGGCGGCTCGTTGTTTTCTTCTTCCTGGGAATCGTCGTTTTCCTCTTCTTGGTCGTCGTCAGACTCTTCTTCTTTATTGGCTTTATCGATGATCTGTTGGGCTTTGTACTCTTCCTCAAGTCTGGCTTGCTCAATCTCATCTAAATCAACGTCCGGTTTCTTCCGGTTATCAACTGGCTTTGGCATAGTGCGTCTCCGTCCCTTTCGGGGTTTGGATAATT